CGTGTGTCCCCACCCACACCGCCCAGCCCGACCCCCGGCAGTCTTCCCCCTGTCCGGGGGTTTTTCTTTTCAGCGTCCACATCGTCACCATGCCTAAAGCAGCCCCGCGCCCTTGTACTTACCCTGGGTGCGGGGTGTTGGTGCGGGATGGGTCTGGGCGGTGTGAGAAGCACCCAAAACAGGCCTGGGCTAAATCACCAACTGCTACGAAACGCATTACTGGGCGGCGATTGCAAGCCATGAGGGCGGCGCTGTTTGCGCGGGACCCGTTGTGTGCTCATTGCAAGGTTAAAGGGTTGGTTGTACTGGCTACAGAACGGGACCATATCCGGCCACTTGCGGAGGGCGGGCTTGATGACCCGTCCAATGAGCAGGGTTTGTGCACCCCATGCCATGAGGCGAAGAGCCTGGCAGAGTCACTGCGCGGTCGGCGCCGCTCAAGAGGGTAGGGGGGGTAAAAAAGTTTGGGTGTTGCAGCCCGGAAACCGACTGCTAAATCTTTTGTGTGTGGCCGGGAAATCGGGAGGGGGGGGTATCCCCCCGGTAATCTCAACTGGAGTGATCATGGGACGAAAAGCCTTACCAACCAATGTACATATTTTGCGGGGCGATCCCAGTAAAAAAGGTATGGGTGCGCTGAGCGAGGAGCAGATCCGCATTCCGATCCAGATTCCTGAATGCCCTTCTCACCTTGACGCCCCCGCTCGGGCTGAATGGCAACGTATCACGCCACACCTTCAAACTGCTGGGCTTGTCACTGAGTTTGACCGTGCCAGTTTGGCCGCGTACTGCCAGGCCTGGTCCGAATGGATGCAATGCGAGCGAGACCTCAAGGCCAAAAAAGCAAAGCACGGTGTCGGCGCCTTGGTTGATGTCACACCAAGTGGATACAAGCAGGTGGCAGCTGCTGCCCAGGTCCGTGACCGGGCACTTGATCGCATGCTTAGGTTTGCCAAAGAGTTCGGGCTGACACCCGCGTCTCGCATCCAAAGTACATCGGGCCAGCAAATGGTTTTGCCCGGCGTGCCTGATGACCCTATGGAAGCGTTCCTGAATGCAGGTAGCGCCATGACTTCGGTGGGCTGAGCATGAGCGCTGCCGAGCCGGTGGCGCACGACTGGGTTACAGAGTACGCAAGCCGCGTTCAGTCTGGGGAGATCGTCGCCGGACCACACGTGCGGCTTGCTGCAAAGCGCCACCTTGACGATATTTTGCAAGGCCATCTGCGTGGTCTCGAATGGCACGTAACACGAGCCAATCACGCCATCAACTTTATCGAATGCTTGCGCCATTACCAGGGTGCATCAGCAGGCAAGCGGTTCCGCCTATCACTTTGGCAAAAGTTCGTAGTCGGGTCCGTTTTTGGTTGGTATGTGAACGATGGTCAGCGTCGTTTCCGCACTGCTTACATCGAGATTGGCAAGGGCAATGGCAAGACACCTCTTGCCGCCGCCGTTGCTTTGTACGCATTGGTCTCAGACGGTGAAGCTGGTGCAGAGGTCTACTCTGCAGCCACGTCACGTGACCAAGCAGGGATCTGTTTCAACGATGCAAAGCAGTTCGTACTAAGTTGTGTCCCTCTGGCAAACCGGCTGGAAGTGGGGATCAACAACATCGCATTCCATGCCACCAGCAGTTTTTTCCGTATCGTCTCAGCCGAAGGTCGGGGTTTGGATGGGAAAAGACCTCACTTCGTCGTAGTCGACGAATTGCATGAGCACCCCACGGCGACAGTGGTAGAAAAGATGCGGGCAGGCACCAAGGGTCGAACTCGTGCGCTGATCTTTGAAATCACAAACAGCGGCTATGACCAAACCACTGTTTGTTTCGAGCACCACGACTACAGCATCAAAGTGTTAATGGGGGTGATCCCAAACGATAGTTGGTTTGCGTTTGTGGCATCACTTGATAAAGGAGAAGACCCCTTTGTTGACCCCAAGTGCTGGATTAAATCCAATCCCAATCTTGGTGTATCGCTGACCACTCAGTACCTTACTGAGCAGGTCCGAGAGGCGCGAGACCTCCCCAGCAAGCGGAACCTTGTGCTTCGTTTGAATTTTTGCCGCTGGACAGAAGCCAGTGAAAGTTGGGTCGATTTAGACCATTGGGACGCATGCGCTTCCCCGATTGACCATGATGCTCTGCTTGGACGCGCGTGTTTCGGCGGTCTTGATCTGGCCAGCGTGAGCGATTTCTGTGCGTACAGCCTGGTGTTTCCTCCTGAAGAAGGAGATGGAATATGGCAGTTGCTTCTGAAGCTATATCTTCCTGAGGCCGCTGTGGTTCGCATGCGAGAAAAACTACGCCTGCCGATAGACCACTGGATTGAGCAAGGGCTTGTTACTGTCACGCCTGGAAACGTCACCGACTACGGCTTCATTCGACGTGACGTTAACGCGTCACGAGAAAAGTACCGGGTCAAAGAAATAGCCTTTGACCGCTTCAACGCAAGTCAATTGGTGACCGATTTGCAGGATGACGGTGCCCTGATGGTCGGCTTTGGCCAGGGATACGGAAGCATGTCAGCTCCCTGCAAAGAGCTGGAACGTCTCTACATGAGCCATCGGTTCAATCATGGTGGTCACCAGCTGCTGCGCTGGATGGCCAGCAACACCGTTGCGACAAAAGATGCAGCTGAAAACATCAAATTTGATCGCGCCAAGTCCACCCAAAAGATTGATGGAATGGTCTCAACCGCTATGGCTCTTGGCCGTGCCATTGCCCCTCCATCTGAGGAAGATAAATCGGCCAGCTACTGGAAGAGCTTTGCAAAACCGGAAGGCAGTGATACCCAATGAACTTTTTCCGACAGCTTATGCTGCGCCTGGCAGTTAAAGGCACGGATTTAACACTTACCTCGCCTGAGGGTTGGCAGATTCTTGGCCATGGGCCAACCTGGGCCAAGGTGCCTGTAGTGGCCGATACGCAGCTCCAAATCTCTGCCGCTTATTCAGCCATACGACTGATTGCGGAAACTGTAGGAACTTTACCGCTTCATCTGATGCAGGAAACGGGGAGTGGCCGTGTGAAAGCAACGAGCCATAACCTGTATGGCTTAGTCCACGATCAACCGAATGAGTACATGACTTCGGTTGAATGGAAAGAGGCAGTCGTGGTGAGCCTGGCCACCATGGGCCAAAGCTACAACTACGTCGAGTCGTTTGAGAGCACGGGGCGTGTTGTAAGCATTCAGCCTGTTCACAAAAGCCGAGTGACACCCCAGGTGAGAGATGGCGTCATTCGCTACAACTTGACCCGGCCCACAGGAGTAGTTGCCGAATTGCAGCGGCGTCAAATTTGCCCCATCCGGGGGTTTGGTGGCGTTGGAGAGCTGGAGGGCTACGCCCCCCATCGGCTGCATGCCAACAGTCTGGCACTCACTGTCGCAGTTGAGAAGTATGGTGCCGAATTCTTTGGAAGCGGAGCCAGGCCCACCGGGATCATCACCACAAAAGCTGAGTTTGGAGAGAAAAGTCGGAATCAGATCCGTGCTGGATTTGCGCAATACATGCGTGACAGCTGGACCAAAGGTGAGCTACCAGTCTTGGATGGAGAAACAACTTACTCCCCCGTGACGACGCCCAATGATGAGGCGCAGTTCATTGAAACCCGCAAATTGCAGATTGCAGAGATCGCCAGGATCTACCGCGTGCCTTTGCACATGCTGATGGAGATGGACAAGGCCAGCTATGCAAACACCGAGCAGGCCAACAAACACTTTCTCGACTACACCCTGCTGTCCTATCTGAAGCGAATTGAAGCGGGGCTGAATAGTTGCTTGCTTACTGCCCAGGAACGATCCAAAGGGTACTACTTCAAATTTGACGTACGTGGTTTGCTTCGAGGTGATAGCACGCAGCGTGCTCAGTACTACGTGTCTATGCGCACCGCTGGGGCGATCACACAAAACGAAATCAGGGACCTTGAGGATATGCCCATCAAGCAAGGTGCTGACGACCTGCATGTGCCCTTGAACATGGCGCCCAGCAGCATGCTGGCCGACATCCTGGCTGGAAAAACCAACGGAGCCGCATGATGGATCGCATCAACTTTCCACTTGAAATAAAAAATGCCGGGAAAGACGGAACTTTCACTGGATACGCCGCAGTCTTCGGGAATATAGACCTTGGCTATGACGTCATTGAACCTGGGGCATTCAAGTCAGCAAAAACCACCAGGGACGGGAAGCTGCGCATTGCCATTGGTCACAAGTTGGACCAACTGGCAGGCAAGGCGACTTTTACTCAAGATGACCATGGTTTGTATGTGGAGGGCCAACTGAGCCTCGGTGTCAGCTATGTGGCTGACTCGTATCAACTCATGAAAGATGGCGTTCTGGATGGGCTCAGTGTTGGATTTCAAATCCTGCGCGACGGAGCTGAGTATCAAGAGCGCGCTGGAAAGCATGTTCGAGTAATCACCGCAGCTGAGCTTTGGGAATTCAGCTTGGTCCCGTTCGGTATGAATCCTGAGGCCCTTGTCGAATCTGTCAAGGCCGCCTCCATCAGAGATTTCGAGGCGCAACTCAGAGGCCTCGGATACAGCCGAGCAGAAGCAAAAGCAATCGCTTCTGGCGGCTTCAAGTCGCTGTGTCACCGAGACGGTGATTCAGACAGCGAGATGCTGGCAGACGCCCTAAAAACCCTTAGTCAATCTTTTAACTGGAGCTAATCCATCATGCAATCTATTTTTCCCCGCACTACACGTGCCCAATTGACCCTCGTGTTTTTGTGCGTAGCGTGCACATTCGCAGCGTTTGCCTTGGCTGGTCAGCCGCTCATTGACCCACAGATTCTGGCGGGCTTGGGTGCAATCCCGATGGCCATGTCTGGGGAGCTGGACCTCAAACAGCAACTGATGCAGCTGACTGATGTCGCTAAAGCCGCCAAAGACACCATCGAATCGGTCAAGAAGTCTCACGCCGATCTTGACGGTCGTGTGCAAAAGCTGCACGAAGAACTCATGTCAGGAAGAGCCGATGCCGTTTCCAAGGCGGCCTTTCAGGAGGCAGTTGCCAAAGTCGAAAAATCGGAACAAGCGCTGGATAAGGTGGTGCAAGAAGTTACCGAGTTGGCTCAAAAAACAGCCAACGTGCTCGGCAAAGCAAACAACTTGAAATCCCTCGGCCAATTGGCCGCAGCGTCTGAAGTCTGCAAAACCTACCGAGGCGGCGTCCAGGAGCTGTGCACCATGGATGCGCCCCTGTTCCAGAAAGCCGCAATCAACTCTGGCTCCTCAAGCGCCGGGGTCCTGGTTGAGCCCTACCGGGTGCCTGGTGTGCTGATGTCTCCTGACGAACCTATCACGGTTCGTGACCTCTTTGCTGCGGTCTCTATCGCCAGCAATTCAATCGAGTGGGTGAAGGAGAAGCTGTTCACGAACAATGCTGGTCCACAGAACGGCGAGGGCACTGCCAAGCCTGAATCGGGGTTGACCTTCGAGAAGGTCACAAGCCCCGTTGAGACTATTGCCCATTGGGTTCCCATCAGCCGCCAGGTACTTGCCGACGCGCCCCAGCTTCAGGGTATTGTGGATGGCAAGCTGCGCACGGGGCTCAAGCTCAAAGAGGACGAAGCCCTGTTGTTCGGTGACGGTACGAACGGGAACCTGCTTGGGTTGATCCCCCAGGCAACGCCTTATGTATCGACAGGAATTCCAGCCTCTCCCACCAAGATCGACCACTTGCGGTGGGCCTTCCTGCAGGTATCCAAAGCCAAGTACCCGGCCACATTTGCCGTGTTGTCATTGGACGATTGGGCGCTGATCCAAATGATGAAGACTACCGATGGGGCCTACATTTTTGGTACCCCCACAGATGGAGCAGCACCTCGTATCTGGGGTAAGCGTGTCGTGGAAAGTTTCGGCCTGGACGTTGGTGACTTCCTTGCTGGCTCTAGCCTGGCAGGCACCATCTATGACCGTGAGCAAGTCAGTGTGCGTGTGGCTGAGCAGCATGCTGATTTCTTCATCAAGAACATGGTGGCTTTGTTGTGTGAAGAGCGAATTGGCTTCACGCTGGAGCGCCCGCAAGCCATCGTCACAGGGTCGTTCTTGTAACAGCTCATCGAGACAGCGTTCAGACCTTAGGCCCGCAGATTTGTTCTGCGGGCCTTTTTCATTTGGAGTCCCCATGAAAGTCCTCAAACCGTTTGTCCGTGATGGCCAGCGCTACAAGCCTGGTGATCCTGCCCCAATTGGCCTTGATGGCCCGACAGTGGCCCACTACAAACGTCACGGCATGATCGGCTCTGCCGATCCGGTGCCAAAAAAGGCCAGTGCCCCTCGCGCAACAACCAGCATAGCCAAGCGCGGCATTGCTAACTTGCGGATATCGGCTGACAGCCAACCGATGGACCAGCAGTTCGGCCATGCATCAAGTTCGTCAGATCAAACGCCAATTGCTACTGGTGCGGGTCAGATTGACCATGTTCCTGCGCGCTTGAGCGAATCCGGCGCCTCGGACGGTCAGCACAACGTGTTTGATGATCCTGCAGGTTAGTTGCCCCAGGTTAGACCACGATGGCAACGAAACCATCACCAGAAGAGGCCATGACTCGTCTGAGGCTGGATGCAGAGTTGATAGTTGATTTGACTGCTGCTATCGACCAGGCCCATGCGGAGGCCACTGCCTACCTTGACGGCACCCTCTACGCCACAGAAGGGGACAGGGTTGCTGCGAATGACCCGCGAGGCATTGTGTGCACACCTGACCTCATCGCCGCTCAGCTGCTGCTTGTCGACGTGCTTGTTGGTAGCAACAGTGTCAACGACCGTGAAGCCAAAACCAGCGCTGCTCGGCGCATGTTGCGCCCCCACAGAAACATGGGGGCATAAAGCTATGGACTCCCAGCAACTCAACCGCCGCATCAGCCTCCAATCCCCCGTCATCGTCCGCTCCCCCAGCGGCGGCCAGGTGCCCGGGTGGATCGAATACGCCACACCCTGGGCGCGTAAACGCGACCTGTCCGGCAACGAGCGCGCCGCCACCAGCCACGGCGGCAAGGTGGACGAAGCCCGTACGGAATGGATCATCCGCTACCGCGCAGGGGTGCTGCCCGCGCATCGCATCCTGTTTGCGGGCCAGGCCTACCGCATCACCCACGTCAAAGACCTGGACGACGCCCGCGCCTGGCTGCTGCTCACCTGCACCAGCGGAGTGGCCACCGATGCCTAAAACCGAAGTCCTGGGCATTGGTGGCCTCACCGCCAGCTTTGCCCGCCTGCGCGACGACATGCAGCAGCGCACCAGCCGTGCCATGGTCGTGTCGGCGGGCGGCGTCATCAAGCGCGGCGCCAAAGCCCTGGCCGGTGCGCACCGCCGCACCGGCGCCATGGAAAAAAACATCGCCATCAAGCGCGAGCCCACCCCCGCCGGTGTTGCCGTCTACCACCTGGGCGTGCGCAACGGCCACAGCCTCACCCGCAAGCAAAAGCAGGACTACAAGCTGGTCGTCACCGACAAAGGCCGCATTGCCAAGCGGTACGAAGACAACCCGTTTTACTGGCGTTTTA